TGCGATACAACTTTAATGAATACTATTAGGATGGTTTTATACAATAGATATGTAAATGATAAAGCAGGTCTAGTATATGGTAAAGATTATGTAGTTTTTGCAAAAGGAGATGATTTTTCAGTCTTGTACAAAAATTATGTGGATGATGATTTTATTGATAAATTGTATTACAAATACTTTTTACCTAAATCACAAGGACCAGATGAAATTTCAGATAAAAGAGAATATGGGCTAGGACAAGTATTAAAGTTTTTAGACAAAGGAGATCCATCAACATTCAAATTTTGCTCATTAAGATCCTGGTTTATTAATGATAAAGAAGATGAGATAACATTAACCAGAGATCCTAGTAAATTGTACAACAAAGCATTATACTCAATCAAATACAAATCTTACAACGCAAAACAGAAATACATGTATCACATAGATCAAGCAGTATCTTATAAAGTCAATTACAATGGTATAAACATATTTGAAATAATGGGAGATTATCATTTTGCAATGGCTAGGAGAATAAAGAAAGAATATAATTTAAAGATTAATAAAAAAGAAAAACAGACATATTTATTATTGGCAAAACAAATAAAATTAGCTAAGAAAGTTAAATTGGATCAATTTGAATTTACAGAAGATAACATATTTAATAAATTACTTTCTAAATTATTTGACATTAAATCAAGAGAAAAATATATTGATTATTATACAAATTATTGGGAACAAACACAATTAGTTGAAAGAGCAAGAAATGAAGTTAACAGTATCAATGAGTTGAAATATATCAATGATCAAATTGAAAGAGAGTTCGACATTGAGGAATTAAAGAGCTTATTGGCCCCACAATAAAATAGCACTATGGAAAATTCAAATAAAAGTAATAACAATAACAATGTCAAAAATAATAAGGTTAATAATAATCAAGGGCAATCTAAATTTAAAAATCAAAATAATAATAACAATAACAGAAACAGAACAAAATCTAGAAGATTCAATAGGTCAAATAGATATAATAATAATAATAATAATAGATTAAATAATTTCAATAGGCAAATTAGAAATGTAATTAGAATACAAAACCCTAAAACAATAAACATGAATATTGAAAGAAATGATAAAAATATGGTAATTACAGGAAAAGACCTTATATTAAATCAAGACAATCAAATCAATCCTAATGGACTATATGCAGTTATACCAGTTAATCCAGCTTATTGGGATAACACTAGAATTAAAAATTTAGCTACTCTCAATCAATATTATATCCCAATAAATATTAAATTAGAATATGTTCCATTAGTTAGTAAATTCCAAAAAGGTAATATAACAATTGGTACAATATCAAATAGCACAATGACAGAAAATAATATACAATCAACACTAATTAGTTCAGTCAGTGGAATTACATACAGTTGTTCAAATAGTTTTGTCAGAGAAATACAAGTTAAATCATTAATACCTCAAAGGAAATTGTTGATAAATTCAAAATTAGATAAAGAATCAGTACCTTTTTACATTTGCATTTATTTTAAGGATATAAAAGAAAATGAACAAGACATAATACCTGGTCAATTTTATATCAGTTACATGTTCAAATTTTTTAATCCAATCACGGTACCAAACACTTTCAAAACAACACAAAATATACAACTATCTCAATTTGAAAATAATTATTTTAACATTAGTTGTATATTAACTCAAGAAAATAACAATTTTAAAGTTGGAACAATACTTGATGTAGAATACAAAGATTCTCAATATAGATTTTTATTGAATAACACAGAAGTCAATATTGAAAATGATAAATTAGCCACTTTTTATTACAGTGATAAATATGAAACAAACACAGTACCACCACAACCAGAACCTGCTATTACTAATTATTCATTAAATGATTATAATCAATCACAATCAACTACTGTAGTCTTAGATAGTGAGAACAATATTTTAGTTGTTATACCATATTTATTTAATCACATAAAGGTATACATGATGCGAGCTGGAGCATCATCAATGTATTCAATTAACATAGAAAATAGTTATTATAAATTATTCAAAAGCACTTCAATAACAACTAATTTACCCAATCCATTAAATATATTGTACACTCAAGTTTTGGAAATGAATCCACAGACAAGTTATACCACATTATTACTATCCACAGAATTTGTTAAATTCATAGACGTGAATATTCATAATAATAACAAGAGTACAATTATAAATCATAATAACAAGAAGAAAATATTACAACAATCTAAATCAGAAAAACAAATAACACAAGAAAACCAGATATTCGAATACAAGAATGATGATTTTTAGATTGATATTGCCTTTAAATTATTATTAATCAACTAATATCGCTTGGTAAACATTTGCTGCGAAACCTAATCTTCAACATCTTCTAATAGTATCATTAGACCGTAGAAAAATACAAATATCTATTGTTTCAATCGTACCATTTTGGCCAAGATTGTGTAAATCAATA